AAAAACCTTCCTGTGGGGCGGCAGAGCGAAATAATCCACATCCCACGTTTGTTGCGCGAGGATGTTTCTGTCTATTGCAATTAAAGCTAACGCTGCTGCCTCGCTTTTGGTTGCCATTGGGACTACTTTCATTAGTGGTATTTTTTTCATTAGAAGGATTGCTTGTAGGGATTGTAACTTTGCGTTTGTTTTTCTTTAGGTTGGAATACTCCCTGATACCCACTCTCCATAGATGCATTTAGGGATGCTATTGCGTCTTCCTTTCCCCAAGAGACTAGCTTCTTCAAAAGTTTTGCTCTCCAGATTTCGACTGTCTTCCATTTGTTCTGTTTTCTGAACTCAAGATATTCTTCCCATACTTCACGAAAATCTGGTGAATCCAATTCCGCTGGAAAATTATTTTCTGGGGGGGCTTCGCAACGGGGGGAAACATTTTTGCCTTTGGCAATTTTCTCAGTCGGGAATAAATCAGTTTTTTTATCTAAAGGGATTATAGGGTTTTCTTCTTTGTATGTAATCTTTGTTATAGTCTCTGGTATTGCTCCGTCAGAATGATCAACCGAAGCGTCATTTTGACGGATCGGAGCGACACCTTTGTTTATTCTTTCTACACATTCTTCAATTATTGAATATCCACTTAAAGGCATATTCTTAGCGTTTAATTGAGAAATTATTTCTACAAAATTGACTCTATAGTGATAAGTTTTATCAAACCTATACCGTGGATTTGGATTAACTCTTCTATGAAGAAAATTCTTTTTTACTAATCTATCAAGAACCCTATTCATCGTTTTTTCGCTGATAGCTCCGAACATTTCTTCAACTAATTGTGAAGCTGATTTATAAATCCATCCATGAGATAGTACTGGAACGTGATCTACTAGCATTGTGTATTCTTCTTCTAAGAATTTATCTATGTCTTCAATTCGCTCAGACCAATAACACATCTGATTTAAAATCATTGCTTCTTCCATGCATTGAGTGATGCAAAAAAACTCTTCTCTAAGTACGATTCTCCCTAGTTTTCTTGGTTTCATCTTTTAGCAAGTGATTTGATTGAATCCATTTCGTCCTCTTGGAAGAAATTGTGGATAATATTTTCTTTTAAAAGCTCTATGTATCCTACTGCTGCACATTTATCATGATGGCACATATCATAGATTTCATCTAATATCTCTGCTGTATTAAGATTATCATCCGTCCATCTTGAAATATGAGCTAATAATCCAATTCCGCATACAGATAATTTAATGTTATCCAAACTTCGTGTATCAACTAACGTGAATGCTTTGCTTTTAATAATCATGTTAAAAAGGCGACCCCTTGTGATGGCGACAGGAAGCGGCAACTGACGCATGAGAGTGGTTTACCACCACAAGGGATCATATATTTTATTTGTTAATTTAATTCCTGACCTTTCTTCGGCTCTCACCCCGAAGGCACGATTGCTCGCACAAGAAAGACACTACTACATCTAGTGATAGTGTCAAATGTTTTTTACAATATTTTTATCGGTAACGATAGTCACTCTAGACTAACAGACTTAATTTCATTCCTCGACCATTGATACATCTGGTCATTGATCTTGTCCCAGATTTCATCAGCGTTATCTTCATTCTCAAATTTGTAGATGTAGCGGTGTTCTCCAATTTCATCATTATCACTTATAAAAAAGTTAGACTGGTAAATTGTTAGTCCACTTGCAGCGGTGATTGCAACAACAGCAGTATTGTTGGGTTTGAGTGCCATGTTGCATATGCCCTCTTCAGATTCATATTGTGCAATGAAACCAGTATTTAGTGCAGTAGCTAGAGACATATTTGTAACTAGAACTGTTTGTTTGATTGCGGCAAGCATACGTTCTGCATCTTTATTTACTGCGTTGTTTTCGTTAGTGTTATCCATAAGCAAATAGACTATCAAAAAAGTGTTGACTTGTCAATAGGATTGGTTTACTTTTAATTGAAATGAAGCATCCACTATACGAAGCCTATGAATCTTGCATGACTGCATACGAGCAGTCTCGCTACATTCGTTCTATTGGACGCAAGACCTTTGCGAATCAGCTTCGGGAAACCCGCAAGCGACTAGGAATGACAGTCAGGGAACTAGGTGACAAGATCGGCGTAACTGGATCGTTAATCAACCAGATTGAAGTAAACTCCAAGAGCATTCTGAAGAAAGAACAAGTAGATAAAGTGATCGAACTATGCACACCTTCCTCGAAATCGAAAACGGCAAGTACTACGTCCGAGTCAGTCCCTACGCTGCAAGCAACCCCGGCCCTATGCACGAACGAGGAAAGCCTTTCCCAGACAGCCTCAGACCAGAGTACGACTCATTGGAGTTGGCCTCCATCGGACTTCAAGAGCTAACAAACTACTATCAATGCTTAGTAGAAAAAAAGGTTTCAAAAAAACGGGGGCAAGATTAAAGCCTGTTTCAGATAAGCGTAAGGTTCTTAACAAAGAATACTCTGAAGCAAGAAAGGAATACTTTGAAAAAGTTCAAGGAAATTGCGAAGTCTGTGGAGCGCAAGCAACGGATATACATCACAAAAGTAAAAGAGGAAAAAACTTATCTTCACAACAAACTTTTATGGCGGTATGCAGAAATTGCCACACCAGAATCCACGATAATCCTGCGTGGGCAAGAGAATTAGGATATTTAATATATGAGTTCAAATAATACATTCGTTTCAATGATCATCTGCGAGGGATACCATGTAGATGAAAACCAAGTTAAGATTCTTTTCCAACAGCAATTCAATCAATGCTGGGTAAAGAAATCAGACATTAGAACCATTGAAACACTAGGGTTCCACGATGGACGCAAGTTCGTTCGTATTGTAATACCAGAGGAAGTAGCGAACACGCTAGAGCTTCAAGGTATTCTGGATTAATCCTCTCCCCAGTCATCGGTAGAGTAGTCATCATCCATAGTAGATTCGACTGGCTTTTCTTCTCTAGCCCAGAATCGGTTAGTCGGAACCGCTTTATCGTTTCCGATAAAAACCAATCCAAACCTACGAGACATTTCGAGGCAGTAAAGAAAGCTATCCGCCAAATCGGGCGAGTATCCAGTGCGGCCTTTGAAGTCATCCTTAGTCTCTACGGAAATCTTCTTAGATTTAATTGTGTACCTACGGATACAAAGTTCTCGCGCCAACTCAGACGCTGCGCCAACACCATAGATCACTCGACTCTTAAAGCCATGATAGGCTGAGTACCAATATTCCGAGACAAGTCTATCATAAACATCCTTACACGGGCGTTTATCAACCTCTGCTGCCATACGCTCAGTAGGTTTACCCATAGAAGAAATGAGGGCGATAGAGTGGCCACTAGCATCATATCTCAACCACTCGCGGATGATAGCTTGTGCAACTCGACCACCATCACCAGACACGTCCATACCAAATTTGGTAGGCTGAACTCCAGCAGCCCGGCATAGCTCAACTACTTCCTTAGCCAGACCAACTTCAAACTCAGCAGCTTCACGGGCAGATAGCTGAATGACTTTCTGTTTCTCCAACCACATAACACGATTGCGAGTCCCGCGAATGTAACCCAGTTTAGCTACAGTAAGCACACACCTATCTCCACCCACTGTAAAGGCCGTATCAAAGCCAGCAATCTTATGGAATCCTTCTGAATCCCAGAGTGGTTCTTCGTCGGTATCAGCGTTACGAATCAGATCAGCGGTTAGAATGGTCTGTGCAAATCCAGATTTGGGCCACCAACCAATAGCGTTACGAACATAATCAATTGCATTCTCATCACCATAACACTGCTTGAGCATGACTTGTTGTTTCTTACGATCCATCAAGAACGGGAACGGGGATGGTTCATGCTCTGGAGCAGCGAAGTTTGGCGACCTCATGCCATTGTAGAACAAACAAACACCAGTCTCCGTCTCCCACTTATCCATCTCTGGACTGACAGTATCGAAGTTAGAAGCACCCTTAGGCATAGCCCAGCGGGTATGAGGATTGTCACCAGCAGATGGGTTTCCAATACCGATAAAGACTACATCATTGTTAGCTGATAAGTTAACACGGGCAGTAATCGCGCCTAGTTCCATTTCGGGCAACTCATCAAGGGCCAATCTAATCCGATCATTCTTACGTCCACGGGTAGTATCAATAGCCTTCTGACCCTCATTACCTGACTGGAATGCCAGAGCTTTGATAGCGTTGCGATAGTCCTTATCCTCATCGTTCGACCCACCGCCCCAAACAATCATGTGGCGATAGTCGATTAGCTTACCAAACTGGACAGCAGCGGATTTCCACAACTTAGAAATGATACCCCAGATACGATCTTCGGACGCACCAAGAGTAGTTGTGGCAACCCAAGATGAAGTGCAATGCGGTGCAGAACACCAGTCAAGGTAGACCCAAAGTCCAACTGGAAACGACTTTCCCATCGAGGCCGCGCCAGCCAAACAGATATCATCATTATTGCAGAGTTCTTCCAGAGTTCTCAACAACTGAGTATTTGTATAGCCTCTGTTGACAATAGAAACTTCAGTAGGCCATTGGAGTTTTACTGCCTTCAAGAAATGTTCGTATGGAGTGAGTAATTTAAAATCTGAAAGATTTATATTGTGCTTATTGCAGTAATCCTTTCCGTATTCACCCTTACTAATAGCGTAGCAGTATAGCTCTACACCAAGCTCGTCCATGTTTTCAGGGAATTTGATACCGTACTTTTGGATGCCTGTGTTTCCAGAAAAAATTCTTGACATATCAATAATAAAATATATTTTCAAACAAAAGGCAAGATGAAACTCAAAAATAGAAACCTAGCTCCAGTCGGTGGGTGGTACTACAAATACGAGATCAAGCGTGATAAACTCACCTTCCCAGCGATTGTGTATGGAAGCACATGGAGCAGTCTGATTTCAAACATCCAAAAAGATTGCCGTTCTAATGGAGTTACCATTCCAGAAAACATTGAGCAAATTGTAGAGGATCAAATCTGCCAACGCCAACCAAGTGATCGTTGCTGGTACGCTGATGGATTGGGAGATAATATAGCCCAAGCAATTCATACTGTAGCGAGAGTAGCTGACAAGGTTCTTGGAACTAAATTTGAACATAAAGCAAGGGGATGCAGTTCATGTAATAGAAGAAGGAACGCATTAAACTCATTATCGTAACCGATAAAATGGAAACTATCACAAAACATAAACGAGGAGATGTCCGCGAAGATGGGAAAGTGTTTTGGAAATATGCATCTTCTTGCAAGGATGGCGAGTATTGGCTTTCAAAAGAAAAGTTTGAGGAAAAGAAAAAACGCGAATCTGAAAGGAATTCTAAATACTACAGCAAAAACGAAAATTCTCACAGAGAATACGTAAAAGATAGATATGCTAAAAACAGGATTGCAATACGTGAACAATTGAGAGTTTCTCGATTAAAGAATATTGATCGCTATAGAGAAAAAGGGAAAGAAAGTTCAAGGTTATGGAGGAAAAAAAATCCAACAAAGTATAAAGAAAATTTAAAAAATTGGATAAAAGAAAATCCAGACAAGTATAAATTGATTATAGCAAAAGGAAACTCAAAGCGTAGGGCAGCCGAAAAAAACAACACGCCTGATTTAACTTCAGAGCAGAATCTGATTATAGAAACCATATACTTGCAAAGAATAAGACTTGAAAAAAGATTTGGTTTGCAGTTTCATGTAGATCACATAATCCCAATATCAAAAGGTGGATTGCATATACCTTCAAATCTACAGGTATTACCAGCAAAACTAAACCTACAAAAAAATTCAAGAAACTCACTAAGGTGGGAAGAACTTCAACTTATTTAATATATGTCTTTAAGCATCGGCAATGATAACTTCAGTTTAGCAACTCTAGATCAAGATGGCAAGCCGCCAGCAACACGAATCTCCAACGCCAATCACGCTTGGAATATCGCCAACCACTTGAGGCAAGCAAACATCGGGCGCGAGAATAAACGCATTCGTATTTACAAGGCATACAAAATGTTTCCCCCGACAGGGTACAGCAGGCTTGCCGAAAAGCGATTACCTTGGCAATCAGATGTTAACTATGGACAACTTGGATTTATCGTTGATAACCAAAAGTCCAGTTACTACGATGTAATTACTGAGCGTCAGGCTTGCTGCACAATCAAAAGCAAGTTTGGTAATGAAAAGGAACGCCTTGTCAACTCTGAGAACATTGCAACGGCATTCGACCAAGCAATCCGCGAGTGGCCCGGCTACCTTTATAATACAGAGCAAGACCTAGAAGAAATGCTCTTGTACGGAAAAGGTATTGGAATGTGGGATAGTCCGCTAGGATGGATGCCAGAACACGTTTTCTTATCTGATCTCCTTTTCCCAGATGATATTCGTATCGACTTCTG